AGATGACATTAAAGACTCCACATCACAAGTGGTTTTACTAAACGTAGTAGCAGCAATAACACTTTTAACAAAAACAGGAATAACATGTTTTGTAGTAAATGAAATATGCTCTAACAAAGGCTTAGCATGAGCCTCATACTCCGCCTCAGGATTTAAGAACCAAGATTGAATTAAAGGTATAATCGCAACAACAACATGAGCTGTAACCTCTAAACCATGCATAAGTGCCAAGGTCTTCTTAACCATATCGTCTCCTGTTCGTATTGCTATACCCCATTGCATGGCACAAACAAATAATTTGGTTTTCCAATTAAGCTCATACTTGGCAGCAACACAACTCATTGTTCCGAGCACAGATAAAATTAAAACCTGTTTAGCACGTGGATCAAGAGACTCATTCCACAACTCCTTAAGTCCCTCAGCACCAGGGAATGCGGAACAAAATAAATCAACACATTGACCAATATTAGGGAGAGTGAACTTAGAAATATTATCACTAATAGTTTTAAGAAAACCCGATAACTCATCAGGTACAGTGTGAACATGCTTTATACCTTCTCCTACTAATCTATCAACTGACGTATCAACAACAGAGGCCAACCTTTCAGTAGACTGCCTCATGGACTCACTTATCTCAGAAGTACCAAGAATATCAGTAGGTAAAAGGCTCTTCAAAACACTATTCATACAAGGAAAATGAGTATCAGGAACGCTATCAACGCAACAAAAAGTATCCATGACTGCACCAATAGTGTCACAAGCCTCATTCTTATAGTCAGCGATTTCATCTTCCCACTCATCAAGATCACCCCACAAACCGGACTCCGGCTTAAGGGGAGGGTAGGGAAATTGAACATAGTCACTAACATAAGAAAGTACATCCAGTGGTAAAGCTACTGGACCATCTTCAGGCTCGTCTAAATATAAATACATGTATAATATTTCTTCAATAAGCTCAATGATAGCAATACACATATAATTCCAATGCATATCAAACTGCAATTTAGCATCCTTTATCTTATACTCCATCATCATATAATCAACGAAGAATAAATCATCCTCTAAGCTACGCGGATAATCGAGCGCCGTACGCGTCATAGACGAAGACCTATCTATAACAAACCTAAGTGTATAATTAACACCTTCAGTACTCACAAGATAATCCAAAACTAGTTCCAGAATACAGGGAAAATCATCGATGTCTGAACAAGATGGACCTGGGTTCGACTCAACACAAACTAAACGCGCAGCTGGTGACAAATACATCGAAAGCAACTCTTCCAATACTCCTAACTTCGAATTGTTATTGTAATTAAGCATCCTACACTTGGTTGCTTCTTTTATAATCTTCAAATACCTAGGCGTTCTAAAATGCTGCAATTGAATTTGAACTGTTTCATAGGTACGACAACGCTTAAGGAACTTAGCATTCATACTCTTATTCATGATGGAGAAATTCATACTAAACCAAAATTCATCATAACCATACAAATATTCAAAGGTATCTACTAATATATAAGGAAAATCGTCAATATTATCACAATTTACAATCGACTTACTCATACGGTCATATATCGCCAAT